CCTGCCGTCACGCTCGCAACCCATTGATAGGTAAAGTAATTGATCTCCACAGCTAACATCACCATGCGGTATGAAACGCATAATGGTGATTACTGGTGATCAGTGTTTACTGGGCCAAGTCGTCATCAGTAAGCAACAATAACGCACCGAAATGCACCCGTTGGTTCCAAGACTGGTCCCAACGGGTAAATTTAAGCTCATGCCGAAACTGCATAACCCCCTCCTCCGGCGTCCTGCCGATCAATCTCCCAACTCCATAATTTGCCTGCTACGCTGTCCACTCCAAGGAGGAACAACGATGCCAAATTCTGACCTGATCCCTTCCCTATTATCCAAACTCTACGAGAACCAACTCGCCCTCGAAGCCTCAATCATGGAACTGTCCAACTGGGTGGAGCAGCGCGGGTCCGCTGAAGTGGCAGACAACGTGCGCGGCGCCCTTTTCACGATCGGCGACAATGAAGAGTTCATCAAAATGTCTCTGGCTGTCCTTATGACGCAGGACTGAGCTCTACTTGCATGCCACCGTCCAGAGCTGGTCCAGTTTGGTGGTATAGCTCTGGCTCATCATCTCCCGACGCATCCCCCAGTCGGGGTTGGTCGGCACGCTGGCAGACCGGAGCGTACCTCTGCCCCACCGCTCGTTGATCTGATCAAGCACAGTCATTACACGGGTTGCCTCGGCCGCCTGCGATATCGCGAACAGATCGTCCGTGTATTCTCCTGGCTGACACAGGTTGAGCAGCATTACCTCGGCCTTGCTGTATTTGAAACCCGGCCGGAAAATCCTGTCGAGCGCATCGACAGCGGCTTTCGTAAGCAGTCGCACGTCATCGGTGGGGTACGGCATATCGACCACCACGCCGTTTGCATACTTTGCCTCCTCAGGGTTGAACATCCCGGTGCGAATGCAGACGCGGATCTTCTTGCAGAGAGAGTTCTGGGCGCGCAGCTTTTCGGATGCCCTCATCATGTAGGTGGCCACCGCTTCCTTGATGGGGGGTAGCTCGGTCAGGCGTCTTCCGAACATTCGGCTGCAGCATATTTCTTGCTTGGGTGGGTCGGGCTCGTCCAGTTCCAGACACGATGTGCCGGCCAGCTCCCGCGCCGTCTTTTCGATCACTACGCTGAATTTCTTGCGGAGCGTCCGAGGATCGGCCTTGGCCAAGTCCATTGCCGACTTGATCCCCATTGCGTCCAGGTGCAGTTTCATTTTCCGCCCGACGCCCCACACTTCCGCGACGTCGGTATTGCGCAGCACCCAATCGCGCTTGACCGGGTCAGTGATATTCACCACCCCGCCGGTCTGCGCCTGTAAGCGCTTTGCGGTGTGGTTGGCCAGCTTGGCCAGGGTCTTGGTGTTTGCAATGCCGACGCCGACGGGAATACCGGTGCCGCGCAGCACCTTTGTTCTGATCTGGCGCCCCAGGGCATCGAGCCCCGATATACCCGTGAGGTCGGCGAACGCTTCATCAATGCTGTAAATCTCAACCGCGGGCACTAAGGTCTCGATCAGCGTCATCACGCGCTCGCTCATATCGCCGTAAAGCGCATAATTCGACGAGAAAGGCACGATGCCGTGCTGCTTGAGCTTGTGCGTGATTTGGAAGTACGGCTCGCCCATTTTGATAAATGGCTTGGCGTCATAACTCCTGGCGATCACGCAGCCATCGTTGTTGCTCAGCACGACGATTGGGGTTTTGGCCAGGTCGGGCCGGAATACCCGCTCGCAACTTGCATAGAAGCTGTTGCAATCGATAAGGGCAAAGACCGGCGGGTTAGACATGACTGCGCACGGTGCTGGTGATCACGCCCCAGATCGATAGCTCGTCACCTTCGAGGATGTAGCGCGCTGGGTACTTAGGGTTTTCTGACAGCAGGATAACCTCAGCCCCACGCTTGCACAGGCGCTTGCACATCGGGTCGTTATTGAGCAGGGCCACGACTATATGCCCGTGAGCTGGCTCAATAGAGCGGTCCACAACAGCCAGGTCGCCCTCGAAAATGCCAGCACCTTGCATGCTTTCGCCGGTAATGGCGATCAAGTAAACGTGAGGCGCGCGGATATTTAGGACCTCATCCAATGAGATGTGCTGCTCGATATGGTCGGCTGCCGGTGATGGAAACCCAGCTGGCACCCGAAACGAGCAGAAAGGCAGCTTCGTGCCGCCTTCGGATATAGGGCCTAAAATGGTGAAGCTCATGATGCAGCCTTTTACACGAACTGTATGAATGTACAGTTAACTTTGCAGAAGGCTTGTGGTCAATTTTTCTGTAGGGGATTTCGACAGACGGAGCGGCGCCTATGTGCGGAAGGCTTTCACAATACAGCGGGATTCATGACTTCGTTGCGGCGCTAAGCATGCCCCATGCTCTGGCGAACTCTTTGGGCGACGAGCCGATAGAGCGATACAACGTGGCGCCGACGACCGCAGTTGCGCTGCTACATCTGCAAGACGACTTGCTCCACGCCGACCCGGTGCGCTGGGGGTGGCGACCGCATTGGGCCAAGGACCGCGCCGCGCCGATCAACGCGCGTGTGGAAAAGGTCGCCCACGGCCCATTCTTTCGGGCGATCTGGCCGCACCGAGCAATCACGCCTATCGATAACTGGTTTGAGTGGGTGGATGAAGGAGGCCCCAAGAAGCAGCCCTACTTGATCCGCCGGCGGGATGGTGGACCGATATTCTGTGCTGCCATCGGCCAACTGCCGGATGCCGATGAAGGCCCAGGCGAGCATGATGGTTTTGTGATCATCACCGCCGACAGTGCCGGCGGCATGGTGGACATCCACGACCGGCGGCCGGTGGTGCTGACGCGTTATCTCGCACGGGAATGGCTGGACCCGGCCACGCCCAAGGAGCGCGCCGAACAGATGGTGTTGCACCAAGGCGAGCCGTCCGATGTGTTCGAGTGGTTCAAGGTCGACACGGCTGTGGGCAATGTACGGAACAAGGGGCCTGAACTGATCAGCCCCATCAGCGTGTAATAGCCCGCACATACGCCTGGCACGCACGCAAGGCAATTATGGCGTTGTCCCCGTCATCGGTGATGGCGATAATTCGTTGCGCATGCGCTGGGTCAAGTTGGGCTCGACGGGCTGTATGAACCACGCCGGCGGCGCCGGGGGCGGCAGGCACGTCGCAGCGATTGGCTGTATCCGTGGCGTCGAGAAGGACTGACAGCCGGACATCAGCAGTGGCAAGGCGATCGCGCAGAGCAGCTTGGTTACGTTGGGCATTGGATAGTTCCTGAGCGTGTTGTTGGTCCTGCGCAGCGATCTGCTGCTCGATGGCCAGGCGCTTGTTCTGCTCGGCCTTTTGCTGACGCCAGGCCTCGTTGGTGATGGCGTCGAGCTGACCCTGGTGCGCGGCGCTCTGCGCGGATAGCTGTTCAGACAGTTGCTTGCCCAGGCGCCAGTCCTGAACCTCCCAAGTCACGCCGGCGGCACTGGCCATCAGCAGCAGGATCAGCGCAGCCAGGCCAGCCAGCTTCTGCACCGGCGTCATGCAAGCACCTTCAGCGCTTTGTCGTACAGCGCCTGGCGGTCGGCCTGTCCGGTGAGCCCACCATTGATGCGCTTGGTGATCTTCTCGAACTGCCGCTGATCCGCCAGCGTGTTCAGTCCTTTGGTCGACCAGTACCAAGCCGCTGATAAAGCGGCGTGCTGGGGCAACTCAAGCAATTCAGGCTTGTTGATCAGGTCCAGGCCCAGGGCTTCGCCGCACGCGGCATAATTCGCACGCCCGGTGACCTGGATCAGGCCGCGCCCGCGGTACTTGGAAGCGTCCCCCTTCACGGTGTTGCCCAGATCGGCACGACCTTCGTACCCGGCCTGCTGCTTCGTTGGCCCCCAAATCTCCCGCACGTATCGCAACTGGCCCGACTCATGCCCGACCTGGGCTATAAATGCAGCGATGCGCAGCGGGGTCACGATCGCGTGCCGGCCCATGGCCGTATTCAGCGCAGGAACAAAAACGCCGGCATTGCGGCCGGCGTTCGGGAGTATCTGCAGCAACTGCTGCTCGGTGATAGGCATGGCTTTCTCCAGGCGAAAAAAAACCGCACAAGGCGGGTGGTGGTCTGATCCAGGGATTACTCGGGGACGTGCGGCCACTCAATCGTTTGAGGGTAATCCGGTTGGTCGGGAACCCGGCTGAGCGCCACGCGGTATTTCTTCCACGCCTTCAGTGCGACCATGCCTGCATCGGTGGCTTCGTCGACATCAACCGCATCCTGGAGGGGCACGATCGCGTAGTCGGCGGCGAAGCGTAAACGGGCGATTTCTTCCTGGGCAACTTCCAGAGGATCAGCTGACGTCGGGGGCAGTTCGGGCATCTCCTGAACGGGTAAGGCGTCTACCGCTACGTGAAGGGTAATGCTGTGTTCCAGATCAGCAGGCTCGCCGTCCTTGGCAATGCTGACCGCCAGCACCGCGTCGTGGTAGCTGATCGCGACCGAGCAGGCCGCATCGATCTGGTTCACAACGTAGCCCCAGCCTTCAGGGGCCGGCGCCATTCCAAGCGTGCCGTAGACCAGGTACTGCCCTGGGCCTGGGTGTTCCGTGGTGATGGTGTCCACGCCCAGGGAGGTGATGTCGATGACAGCACCGGTAGCGCCGAGGATGTTTACTGCTGCGCGAGTTTTCATTTAGATCGCCTTCAGTGTGCCGTCAGCGGCGCGAGTGGTGTTTGCGGTGCTGTAGAACTTCGCCCAGGAGGACCAGCCGGCGGAGCCAGCTAGCCGGCACATCATCAACTCGGTAGCAGCGTAATCGATAGCCACCAAGGCGCCGTAGTTGTAAGTACCGTCATTGGTAGCCGAAAAATGCTGCAAGACACCGTAACCGGAACCAAAGGGCGGTCTGCCTGCCGTGTCGGCTGAATAACGGGAAATTCCGGTCTGCGCCACTTGGCTGCCAAGTACGTCCGTGCGCAACGTCAGTCCTGGGGAGTACGTAACCCCAAGCCCAAACGCCCCTACGCCCATAACGTTGCCGGGATTGAGGCCGATGGTGGCCGTGGCAGCGTTGCCCAAACCCAGAGCGGTGCGAGCAGCCGGTGGCGAAGAGCTCCCGGTACCGCCCTTCGTAACGGGCACAATGTTCTCAACAGATACCGACCCAAGGCCCGCGAGAGTCGCCCCCCACTGCTGCACCAAAAGGTTGACGGCGTCAGCGAGCGCCTTGGGGTATCCGTTCACGGGAACGATTCCATAACCAGCGCCTGCTGAAGTGGGACCCCGGTACGCGGGCGAGATCGATACCGACGTGTCGTTCGCCGGATTGATGATTTGGTATATACCGTTGTCCGGCCCGACAAACATATCGCCAGATCGGCAATTTGAAAACTTCGTACCTGCACCTGTTACAACGGTACTTCCATTAGTAACGGTGACCGTCCCTTCTGAAAACCAAGATGGCATGTTTATCTCCAGTCTAAATGTATGTGCATCACTACTTGGCTCAGGGAATCAAGCCTGCATTTTTGCGAAAACTGCCGGTATGTAAAACGTGTTCTGAGGCGTTGCGCCTGCTGTAAGAGCCCACAACCTATTGCCGGGAAAATCCCACCAGCAATATATGGAGGCGGCGCGCCGTGAACTCCCGGCGACGTCCATACCAAAGTTATTTATTAGCATGTATTCGTCGCTAGAGAAAACAAAGGGCACGCTGAAATAAACGATGGTTAATCCTTGAGAGTCCCGCCCCGATGTAACGTAGTTCCAAGATGGCAACGAACGGCTAAATACCGCGCTGGGTGTGCCTGTGTCGAAGATCAGCGACTCATTCTGATCGTAGAGCCTACCGCCCCACAGAGCTGTAGGGCTAGCAACGTAGGCGGCGGCAAAGTAACTTCCTCGGGGCTGGGCGGTTCTCACGTCATACGCTCGAACGTAGAACCCAGTCCAATTGCCGGGCGATCCAAGGATAAGAACCCTACAAAGCCCGGCAACGATTCCGACATTGTCAGGCTTAACAAACACCAGCGGCGGTTCTTGAGTAGTTATAACTCTTTCAAAATTCGTCGCAGATCCTAGTCCAGATTCTTGCGTAGGGACAAAGCGACCTTTAGAGAAAATTGAAAGACGTGCGTACTCAGAATCGAGAATAACCACATCATCATTATTCTTGAACTCAAATCCCCAACTCATTATTTGAACCTCGAAACAATGAGCCTTTGAGTGCCAGTTCCGAACTGCCCTTCGAAAGCTGTTCTATGCCCCCTCCACACCCTGATCTGATCCGTTAGTATTTCTGGCTCATATTGAACCATTATGTGTTGGTCGGTGGTATATGGGCCAATCGGTACGACGACAGCGATGCAGTTTTGTGGATTAACCCCTGGTACAGAGAACGTCTGTGAAATACCTGTGCCAGTTGCCGCGCCGGAGAACGTAACGAGCGTTGAGAAAACAGTGCGCAAAGTGAAAGAAGCAGGGCCAATTTGCTGGACCCCGTTCTCGTCCCACGTAGCCAAGCCGTATTCATCCATTAAAGTCTCCCGAACTTGCCGCGACGTTTCTCGTTCGCATCGAACACCGAGATACCGCTGTTATCGAGCAAGCTAGCGCCATCCGTGCCCTCACCACGAAGATTGAGCGTGCCTGCCGGAATGTTGATTTCCAGCAATGGACGCCCTTTCGAATCCTGCGTCGGCGAACGAAGCACCATGCCAAGAATGATTTCCTGAATGATCGCCTTGCTGATGATCGCGGTGTTGAACACGGCCTGGCCATTCTCGATAACAAACATCGGAATGACCTTGCCGTCGATCTCGTTCACGACCGCCATCCGTTGAGCCATGATCAGAAACTCTGATTGCTCACCATTCGATCCGAATGCCATGCCCGTAGTGACCCGGCGCCCATCTGCGATTGTCTGGGCCTTCAAGGTGACCGATGAGGACACCCTTCCGTCCAGACCAACCAGCGTCTGGCTCACCTGCTGAACCGAGGCGTTTGTCTGGCCGAGACTCGACTGGACCGTATCAGTCCGTTTGGACAGCACATCTATCGCAGTGGCCCTTACCAGCTCCTCCTGCTGGATAAGCCCCTTCGCGCTATCAACCCCAGCTTGCAAGGTGGTGAGCCGCTCAGCAGTTGCTAATTCGCGGGATGCTTCGACACGTATTTGCTGGGCGATGCTTGCGACGGACTCGTACGTTTTCAACGCCCCCGCCAGCTCCCCGGCCCCGTCATCACCGCGCACGGAAGCGCGCAACGCCTCGTTGCTCGAAGCCTGGGAAGTGATCTTCCCGTCGAGGTTTGTGACTTTGGTGTTGAGGCCCGTTATCGCCTGGGCATTACCGGTCGCTTTCCCGTCAACAGCAGACAGATCGCTCTTGAGCTGGTTGATCTGCGCCGCTGAAGCCTCGCGGTTGCTGGCCACTACCTGCTCCAGAACGGTCAACGACGACTTGTTGTCGCCGACCTGAGCGCCGAGGGTGAGCAGCTGCTGGGCCGCCGCTTCGGTTTCGCTGGCTCGCGTTTTACGCTCGACGGCGAGATCTGCCGTCGACGTCCATCCCTTGATTGCGTCGGCCAGGTCGCCCGCGCCATCGTCACCTCGAGCAGCAGAGCGCAACGCCTCCACAGAGGTAGCGGTGGCCAACACCCTGCCGTCGATTTCTTCGATCGTGGTTTCGATGATCTGCACCTGAGACACCAGTGCATCAGTGGTCTCAAGGATGGTGCCGATATCGATCCAATACGCAGCGTCGGGCGGTGCTGCCCCAACCGGCACAGGGCCTTTCGCTTGGTACAGATGCTGATCGAGCCGGACAATGTCGCCCTTCAGATAAGGCTTTGCAGGGTCGTAGGCGAGCGCGTCGTTCACCTGCTTGATCAGGTCCTCCAGTTCCTGCTTGGCTTCCTCAAGGCGTTCGTTCACAGAGCCCGGCCCGTCACCAGTGATCAGCTCTATCTCTTCGCGCAGGCTCTGGTACAGGGCGCCCTTGCCGATTTTGTCGGCGTAATACGCCTCATAGTCGCTTTGCTTGGTGCTGGCCTGTCCATTGACCGCACCAGGTACCGGCCAGAACGGGCCGATGTTGCCGGTCCGGTCCACCAGGCGAGCCCAGAAGAACAGGGTCGCGCCAGGCAACAGGGCATGCATCTCATGCTTCGCCTGCGGATAACTGAAGTCGCTCAGCTTGATCGCGGTGCTCAGGTCGGCCGACTGGCTGTACCAGATCTCCGTCCGCTGGGTGTCCTCTGCACCTGGTGGGAAGCCCCATTGAATACCGATGCCATAAACCAGGCTTGTGGTGGTCAGGAACGACACCGCCGGCGGCAAACCGGTTTTGCCTTCCAGGTTGGTCAGGCTGGAGTTTTTCCAGATCGACGAGATTTCGAACGCACTCACCGCACGCACACGCGCCAGGTAGGCCCCGGAGTAGATGCCGGTAACATCCACGCTCGTCGAGCCAGTACGCTGCACCTTGATCCAGTTACCGTTGTCCTTGCGCCACTCCACGTCATAGGCGACGGCGCCATCAACGGCAGGCCACGATATGTTCATGGTACTGATGGCTAGGCCCTGGTCGATCGAAACGTTCGATGTGATCGTGACGCTCGGCGGTGCTGGAACCACGGTTATCGGAATCACGCTGATTGGGCGTTCTTCCAAGCGTGCGCCGGTGTCGATGCTAGGGAACTTGCTTGGCTCGTACTGCAAGGCGCTGATGTCGTAATCACCCTCTGGCGTCCGGGCAGTCCTCATAACCCTATATAGAGGGATTGCCAGGTCGTCAGCGTCGATTGCCCACTGAAGCTGTGCAGCCGGAGCCTCGCTGTAAGCAACCGTCACGGTTACATTGCGACCGCTCACGCTTTCCACGGTGCGCCCTTCTGCTCGCCCGCCGGGAAGGTTGATCACCAGCCGGTCGCCGGCCTTGGCCAGGGTGTCGCGGTCCAAGATGATGACCTTCCCCGCCGCCGCTGCGATGCGCCCGCCGATCTCCCGGCCCGCCAGCAGCGAGTCGGCGACGGGAATGATGAAGCCAGGCAACGGGATACGGCCTTCCATGCCGGTCCTGAAGCTGATCGTGCGGTCCTGGTTGTTGCTCAGCACCAGCCATTTAGCGCGGCGCTGGGCCTCAGATGCCCGAGTACAGCCGATAGCACTGATCTCGGTTGGCTTGTCGCCCAAACGGCGTTGGAGCGGCAGATCGGCATAGACGGTGACGTCGGTGTCGTAATTGTTCAGTGGGTTGTCGTAGCTGACCAGGCAGCGAGTAAACCGTGTCTTCGCCGATGCGCTGCCATAGGATATCTTGCCGTCGATGACGTTCGACCGGGTGAAGACGTAGTCCATGTCCTGCGCCCGAGGCATATCAGCCTGCATGACCAGTTGGCCCTGCGCCCAATATGTCATACCGCGGTAAATGCCGGCGATGTCGCGCAACAGGGACCAGGCATCAGCCTTGCCCTGAAGATTCATGTCGCACAGGAAGCGCGGCTCAACTCCTCCAGCCCCGTCAGACACTTTCTGGTCGCAGTACTGTGCGATGCGGTAGAGCTCCCACTTGTCCACCATCCATGGCTTGATGCGCCGGCCAAGGCCGAAGCGATCCTGGGTGCAGATGCCGAAGGTTACCCAGGCTGGGTTGTTGGTCCAAGCCTCCTTCATAGTGCCGTCCCAAGCACCCGTGTACGTCCTTGACACCGGATCGTAGTTGCTGGGCACCTGCCAGCGACGGGCCTTGCACTTCACCGTTACCGCCGGAATATTGGTGAACTGCTCAGCGTCGAATTCAATGAACAAGAGTGCTGTATTCGGGTAGCGTAGCTTGGCGTCGATCACCTCCGTGATGCCGGCGATCAGCATCGTATCCGCAACCTTGTTGCTGTTCTGGTTCGGTGTCAGGCGACGGACACGGATCTGCCACCCTGTGGTGGCGGTCGGCAGATCAACACGGCGAGAGCGCTCGTAGCGCGTCGTGGTCTTGCCGTCTACGGCTTCCGGGAAAACTTGCTGATAAGCGCCGCCGTCTGTGGCCAGGTCGATTGCATATTCGATGCGGTATCCGCCAACATTGCCCTGATCGTCCGAGCGCTGGAGTGCAGGCCAAGCAAAACGAACACGCACCGCCGATAGCTGGAGATTAGTGATCGAGCGCACCCAAGGAGCATCGCTTCGCAATTCAATGTTGAGAGATGTCTCGCTCTCCACGGCCGGAATGCCAGGGATATAGGTTTGATCAACCGAGCCTGGGCGCCAGTCCCACTTCACGTTTGTAAAGTTGTAGTTACCGCTGACATCGCGAATTGGAGTGTTGTCCAGGTAGATGTCGTAGTCGGTAGGGACGCCATCAAACTCACCTTCCCCCACAGCGATCAGTAGCTTCGCCAGGTTTGTGGAGCGCAGGCTATCGCTGGCCTCGACTGGCGGCTTCGGCTTGCTGCTGCCACCCTTCTCGCCGCGTATTTCAATCTGTGCTGCTGCGCCCATGCTTTCCTCCAGGCAATAAAAAACCGCCTCAAGGGCGGTTCATTCGCTGCGTTGCGTCTATGTCTTGTCTTCAGCGTAAATAGAGGCAGAGATGATCGCCCCACCCCACCGGCGTTCACCGATGCAGATAGGGACGGGATTGCCGCTGGCCGTGGTGTTCTTGGCGCTTCCGAATGCGTAGCTGGGCATGTTTTCAGGCGAAGCGCTCTGTTTCAGGCCTGCCGCCTGTGGGCTGAGCATCTGGATCACGCCGCCGGCCAGCAGCGCTATACCAGCAGGAAGAGTGGGTGCGCCGAAGTAACTGGCCGCGATCAAAACCACACCCAGCACAATCTGCAAAATGCCAGCGCGTTTGCTGCCCTCTACGACCGGGACAATCCTGATCTCCCTGGCCCCGCCAATGCCGAACTCGTCCGGCCCGACGTTTTTTCGGTTGCGGAAGATGGCGAAGCGAAGGCCCAGGCGATCAAGGCGACGGATCTCAGCCTCGAAGCCCTCAATGGTTGCATTCAGCGCCCGGAAGATTTCCCAAGTGTCGCCAAAATCAATCTGGCGCCGGTGCAGCCTGCCGAACTTCTGAGCCAGCGAGCCGGAAAGCTTGATGGTAGTCATCGGCGAATAAACGATAGCGCTCATCGGGCCTCCTTGTGTCGAAGAATTAAACGGGTGCGCTGCAGCCAGGGACCGCCGTAGACGATCACCTCTGATGGTCGGCCGTATAGGTGATGCAGGACGAAGGGCCCAGGGCCGAACACGCCAGACTCTTCGCTTGGCAGAGCTGGGTCAGTTCCGAGGTAAATACCCGCATGGTTTGGGTGCGCTGTGCGGCCAACCCCCATTACGATCATGTCGCCGCGCCGCGGGCTGTCCACGCGTTCGAAGCCGGCGGCGGCATAGTTGGCTTCATAAAGGCTGGTGCTGTCTGCACTCTCCCACCAGCCATCGGCGCGCTGGAAGGCTTCAAACTCAATCCCCCACTCGCGCTGATACCAGTCCGCGCAAACCTGCCAGCAGTCCCAGGCACCGTGTACAAACGGGCGTTTCAGCAGCGGCGCGCTGCCGGTTGGCGTGATTGTGCGCAGGTCGCCCTCGGGCCAAGACAAGATGTGCCAGGGCAAGGACGTGGCCTCACACATGGCCATGTCGCGCGATGACGGGCGGCTGGTGGCGTCCGGGTGCGAATGCACGATGCCGATGACCTGACCCTGGTCTTCCGCCGCGGCGTAGTCCTCTGGGTCGAGCCGGAACTCTTCGTTTGGCTCCGTGGCGATGTTCCGGCACGGGAAGTACTTCTGCGCCCGGCCCACGGCCAGCACCAGCCCGCAGCACTCTTTCGGGTACTCAGCCGCAGCATGCGCCTGGATGGCCGCAATGATGTGTTTGCGCATATTCAGCTCCGGGCGATCAAGGAAACAGCGGGGAAACCACCGAACGAGGCGGGGTTTCCTACGCCGAAGCGTGGGTCGCAGCCTTTGCCAAGCGTTCCGTCGCACTCGTCGAGTTCCGGGTCATCCGTGACAACCCCGTCCTTTGTGACGTAGGGGCCGGTGTAGCCACAGTTTGGACCTCGGTAGCCACCGGTGAGGCACCAGTGGCACAGGGTGGTCATCTGCCGCCCAATTGTCTCGCCGCCGACATCGCCCGGGCTGGCCAAGTCCCAACTGACCGTCTCGCCGTCTTCGTTGGTCTTCTGGTCCACATACCAGACCTCGATTGATTCCTGGGTGGGATCGGCCGTAGGGTTTCCGCCTTCGAAGTTCACAGCGTCCAGGTACTCGGCCAGCGTGTTTCGAATAGTCAGCTTGAACTCGAGTAGATCCTCGAAGGCCAGGCAGAGCGCGGTGATCCGACCGTTGACGTTGCCGACTGAAAGCTTGGGCCGTACGGCGGTGCCGTCTCCGTTGGCCTCGCTGCCCTCGTACTGCATGGGCCAGGCGCCGTACTCCTCGCCCTTCCACCAAATCGACTTGGCCGGTAACTGGTCGGCGTCGACGCCGGCGGCGATAAGTTCGGCAGGCGTGTGCGGTATCGCGTGGCCGTGGAATCGCAGAACATCGGCGCCATAATCGCTTCCGTCCAGCTCAAACAGCATGACTTCGTTACCAGGCTCAAGAGTCTGGATAGCATTGATCAGCGACATGGATTGACCTTTACGGGTGGAAAGCGCGCTCAAACGTCGCTGTCACTTTGAATGCGCCCCCGCCCATGGGCGTAGGGGTTGGGTTCTTGCAGGTGAAAAGGCCAAGCTGGCCCAATGGAGTGGTCCACAGGAAGGCCTTGGCGCCCTGGTGCCGGTCGAAGAACGCCATAATTTCCCGCGCTCTCGCTTGGCCGCCGGTGTGGGTAACCGGGTAGGAATCGACTTTGTTGTTGATCCCGTCCCCGACCTCTTGCTTGTAGCCGTCCCCGAACTGCGAGGTGCGCACCCGATAGGTAATATCGGGTGCCTCCCCGTTCTGGGTGGCCCAGGTGAATGTCTCAATCGCCATGATTACCTCCCGTTGATGACTCGCCAGATTGATCCGCCAGGCTGAAGGCCCCTGGCAATTGCGGTTTCAGCCTCGGTCTTCGCTGCCTGCTGAATGCCCTTGCCGAGCTGCGTGGTGTCTTCTTGCATGGCGGTGCCGCCGTCGCCGGTCGTTTGCACGGAAACCGATACGGGGAAGTTGTAGGTGTTGCCACCACCACCCCCGCCGCCACCGCCGCCCAGCGCACGAACCCCAAGCTCTCCGCCGGCTGTCCTGGTCAGCGGCATGATTGCCTCCGGCCCGGCCTCGGCGAAGATGCCCGCGCCCTTCGCGAAGGCGAACATTTGCGGCTTGTCGTGCACCTGGTTGCTGAAGCTCGACAGGCTTGGCGAGTCGTACACACCGCCCTTGGCATTGGCAGTGATTGCACCACCAATGTCTGATCCGAAGCTGGTGGCGCCAGCAGACGCGCCGCCACCGAAGTACGCCCCAAGCGCACTACCGGCGATGCTCGAAAGCAAACCAGAAGCTGCTTGTCGAGTTGCGATCCGGGCCATATCGGCGATGATCGACTTGGTGAAGTCGGAGAACGACAATTTGCCGGTGACAGCAAAATTCGCGACTGCGTCCTCCATGCTGGAAAAGGCATTGGTGAACAGGCTCTTGGTCTGGCCAGCCACATCATTGGCAGACTGCAGGTAGTTCTGGAAAGCTGACGAAGCACCACTGCGCCAATCGCCTTGGGCTTCCGACATCTTGTCGTAGTTGTCGACCACGGTGTCGCGGTACTTCCGCTCCGCGTCTTCCAGGCTGGACAGGTCGCGCATGTAGTCTTCTTGGCTGTACTTGTCCGGCGCAGTCTTGCGGCGATCCAGCAGCTTGGCCCGCTCGTCGTTGAACTTGTCCGTGGTTGCATCGAGGCTCGCTTGCAGTGCCGCTTGCCGGTCTCCTAGGCCCAGCCCGTTTGCTGCGCGGGAGCCAGCAGCCTCCAGTGCGGCCCGCTGACGCTCCAGTTGATTGACGTACGCCTCCGAGGCGGCCGTCAGCTGCTCCAGGCGCCCCTTCTCATTTGTGGCGATGACCGTCAGTTGGCTGTCTGCATCCTTTTGAGCCTTGACCATCCCCTGCCTTGCATCGGCGATCTTCTGGTCAAGCTGGATGGTCTGAGCCGCCGTTGTGCCTTTCTTGGCCTTGGCCGCCTCCAGTGCGTCAATCTCGGCCTGGTACGCCGCGGTGACATCGTCCTTTTCCTGGTTGATCAGGGCCGACCGTTGCTTGGCATACTCCGACAGCGAAACCACGCCGGCTTTCTGCTGGGCCTCCAGCTCCTTCTGGGCATTTCGGTATTCATTGACGATGTCGGAAAGGTTGTTTTTGGCGTTGTTGAAGCCGGTCAGGTCGACTTGGCTTGAGGCAGCCTTTGGGTCTTTGTACTTGTCGTTTACGTCCTTGATCTGCTCGGCGACGTACTTCGGATCTACGCGTTTGTCGTTGGGATTCGCCGCGCGAATCTTCGCTGTGTCCTCATTGATCTTTTTGATTTCGAGGGCGCGCTTTCCTTCATTTGACAGGTTGGCCAAGTGCCTAGCGTCAGCACGTGCAGTTGCATCCACCGCGTCGTCTTCGATTTTTCTGCGGTCGAACACGTATTTATTCTTGGATTTCTCTCCCTCGATTTGAAGTTGAAGAAAATTGATCTCGGCCGTCACTTCCTTAAATCGGTAAGGGTCTTCCCTTTCAGCATTTCGGCCGTTAGCAGTTAATTGCCCAAGCCTGTCCTGAGCTTCCTTTAGCTGAGTTTCTAACCCCTTCTCCCGATCAAAATTTCCAACAGCATCAATTGCCTCACTGGTGGTTTCTTTGATCTTTCGCCAAGCTTTTTCCCAAAGGGTCAGATTGTTAAGAACGCTATTTGAGCGTGTCTGCACCGTCTCAGCGTAGGTGTCAGTCAATAATTTTGTGGCGCCAATTTCATTGCCTTGCTCTTTCAAGGCAACGACTTGCGAGTACACGCTCGCAGTCAAAAAATGGTATTGGTCGTTAAGCGACTTCGCTGCGGCGACGGGATCCTCAGCAATTTTTATAAATTCGGCAATGGTTGCGTCAACAGATTTTCCTGTAGCTTTCTCCATTGAAATGGCCGCATCTGCGATCTCGATGAAGCTTCCACTCGCGATCTTGCCGTTGCCTGCAAGCGTCGCCAAGACTGCTGCGGCATCTCCTGTTGTTCCTATCGTCGCGCCAACTTGACGGGACATATCACTAAGTTGCCCGCTGGTAGTGCCGGCGGCGTTGCCCGTCAGGATCAACGACTTGTTGAACTCTTGCTGCTCTTGGTCGCCCTTATAATATGCATAAGCCAGCGTTCCGATAGCGGCGACCGCAAGCGCAATTGGCGCAGCGAGAGCTGCCATACTGGTAATTGAAGCGCCAGCACCTACCCCAAGCTGAGTCACAGCTCTGACACCGCTCCCCCAATCACCTGACTGGAGGGCATTCGTCAACTGCATTACGTTTTCTTGAGCTTGACGTGTATTGAGTTTTAGTTTGTCAAAGGCGCCGTTGGTCTCGGTCAGTCCCGCGCGATCTTTCCCGATTTTTGCTAGGGATTCAGCATAGCGATCAGCATTGATTGCGCCGACCTCAAAAGCCTCATGGGCAGCCTTTTCCTGAGCCTCCAACTTCGCCAGCTTAGAAGTAACAGGATCAATTCCGTTAACTGTCCGCTTCAGTGCCTCTATCTGCCGGTTTTCGGCTTCGATCAGCCTCTGTTTCTGAGTCAGCTCCTTCGACTCGGCCTTCTCGATCTTGTCGTACGCCCGGCCTAGCTGATCTTGGTATTTCGTCTGCTCCTCAATGGTGACCAGCCCGCCTTTGCGTGCGCGCTCGAGCAAGCCCTCAGCCTGGATCAGCGACTCCATGCTGGTAATGTTGCCGGTCATTGCCCGATCAAGCTGGGCAATTACGCTTATCTCAGCAGCAGCACTATCTGCCACTTTTCGGCTTGCGCCTGCCTGTCGATCTCGAGCAGCGGTTGATTTATCAACTCCTTGGGCCATCTCAGATTCGGCTTGAGAAATCTTCTTGCCGGTATTCGCAAGTTCATCACCGGTTTTGCCGAGGTCATCAATAGCCTTCTGAGCACCCTCCGCCGAATCGACCAGTTTATCCAAGTCATCAGCCGCTTTCGCCGCCTGAGACGATTCAACAGAAATACCCAAGGAGGCGAAATTGGTAGCCATGTTTTCTCCGGACAATAAAAAACCGCCCGGAGGCGGTCTGATTAAAATTTATCTATTTGCTCGTTACCAAACGACGCCCGACTAGCAAGCCCTGGACTTATTCAAAGCTGAAAATCACTGAAACTGATCGTAGACATAGCGATTGTTAGAAGGCTTGGGCGCTTTGTAAGCACTCTCCCAGTCACGCGCATAGGATGGATAATTCTCAATTGAAGATATCTTCCAGCTGTCTGTGGGGCCTTTTCTCTCCAGCGTATACCTGTAGCGCTCGCCAGCCTCTTTGGCTGATCGGTCGCTATCATCCAGAACGGCACCCGGCTCAGGCGGTGCAGAGTTCTTTATAACTGCATTCACCACCGCCCTGGTATCTGACTCAATTTCGACCTTTGCAATTTTCCGATCAAATGAAATCATTCCATCAAAGCAGTCGCTGACCTTGGGAAAGCTGTCGGAGGCGAGCGCCCCCAGTTTTTCCTTAACAGGAGCTTTCATCCTTGAATACTCAGTGCAGATTTGTCGGTCCAGCATGATGCTTGCGTCCTTTACCGCCCACCAAGACTTAACCGCTGCGTCAGGAGAATTGGCAGCAATTGGTGTCGACTCTACTAACTTTGTAGCCTTGGATAGGCCATCGCTTGTCTTTCCTTGGTCCAGGCACCCCGTCAGTGCAACCAGTGCCAGCGCCCCTACGAACATTTTCATAGCGTTCCCTCGTTGAGATATTGCGGGACTTTATCATCAACGTGAGAGCAGCACGAAAGCCCCGCATGGGCGGGGTTAATTTCGTGGCGGTAGTTAAATGTGATGCAGTATCACATTTGAAACCTAGCGTCGGATGCCGCCAGCAACCACGGCCGGAAGCCCGGAACGTAGGTGATCGGCCAGCCTGGCCAACATCTCCTGCACAGATTCCTTCCAAAGGATCTGCTGAACCGGCTTCCCGTCGCTGTGTTTCTTGCCGGTGTCGGTTATGACCGCGAAGAGCTTACCGTCGGGCGTAACTTCCCAGCGCTTCTTGCCAGGTTTGTAGATCACCTGATGTTGTAGTCCGCACTCGGCGAGCAACTTGTTCATGCTCACCGCGCTCATGCCGAACTTCGCGCCCAGCTCGGTTGGAGTGAAGTTCAGTTCCTGCGATTCATTGACGAGCCGCTTAACGCCGGCCATTTCCATCAGGTCTACGCCGATAGCGGACTTGACCATGCTGTTGGCGCTCAGCAGAGCTTGGTTGCCCTCAAGGCCGAAGCATTCGGCAATACGCTTCGCCGCATCAAGGCTGTCGGCGGCGATTGGCAACTGGCGCTCAACTGGGATCGTGGCGTCATTCGCTGGCATTTGATAGCTGCCAGTCCTGCGAATCGTCGGCAGAACGTCTTCGAAAACCCAGCGTTCAAACTGCTCAGCAGCGGGAAGCTGACTATTAATGACGAGCCTCAGCATGTCCGGCTCTGCAAGAATTCGGGTGTCTTGCATGCGACCAAGGCTGTCTGCGATGGGGTGGTATTTCACCACCCCACGGCAGTGCTGTTTCATAGCGCTGGTTTGATCCGCATAGCCCAGCGCGGAGCATAGATCGCGACCAACAAACCAAGACTCCCCGTGATCGTCAGCAACAACGCGAACGCCGGCACCTTTAAAGCTGAACGGAACTACGCTACTCATGATGTCTTCCTCAGTTCAATCGACGCGGCCACATTCGGATTGAAGCCGTCCAGCGGCATCAGGCTCTTCTCGCTGACCGAGTAGCGCTCGCCCTCGACCCGCATCAGCCAATTTTCTTCGATCTTGCGGATCAGTTGGCCGGAGCGGCCGACCAGATTTGGCCGCTCCGGCATCAGGATCAGGGCACGGCCACCAACTTTGAGGATGAAGTTCATGCTGCCACCCTCCACTTCACTTTCTCCATTGCCGCCAAGGCAAAGTCGAACAGCGCCGCAGGCGGAACATGAAGTCCGTTCGATCCAGTGACGGCCGCCAGGAACTGAGTCGGCGACATCACGCACGCGTCGAACGGAACAGGCTGAACCCGTCTCTTGCCAGAGCCGTCGGTGAAAACAAGGTAACGCTGGGTTTCCGAAAGATCGGTCGGGATGTCGACAGATTGGTTGCCGCCCTTCGGCAAGTATTCGCCCTCGATCGAGTAGCTTGCGACAAAATTGCAGGCTGCATCCAATTGGTCAGCGGGGATCAGCTCCATGCGCGGAACATCGAAGCGGGCGTGAAGTGCCGAAGCCAGCTTGGCCGTAGCGCTGCGCTGATGCTCGGCATCCAGCTTGGCGACGCGGCAGCGCATGACATTACTAAGACGCATGGCGCCAGCCTTACCCAGGATCTCATCAACCATGGGAGCCATAACGCTTTGGTTGTCTTCATACCGACCGTGTTGACGGATCGCTGGAAGAACCTCTGCTGTCACCCACTTCTTGAAGCGCTTAGCTTCCGCCTTGCGGCTTTTGAAGATCAGCGCATAGAGGCCGGACTCGTTTACGACAAGCATTTCCTGGGCTCCGGAGGGGGTATTGACAGTGGCAATACCCTTCTCGTCTTCGTCCAGTCCGTCACTTTCCCGGTCCGCACGACCATTCACGGCAAGAGACACGTTGCCGATTGCTAGAGATGCGCAGACGTCTGCGGCCACGAGCCACGGCTGGTCATCAATCAGCAGCGTGCGCACCTGTTGCTTGCCGAATGTGAAGGGGATGACATTGGATGTAGCTGTGCTAATATCGCTCATGACGTTTTTCCTGATAGTTAGACGTTCTGCTTCATGAGCCTCAAGCGTTGGCGCGCTTGGGGCTTTTTTATGCCTGTTTGATTTGTTCATCTCGCTGCATCGCCTCCCTTAGCGCCTTTCCCACCAGCCAGTTTTGGCTGCGTTCCTCTTGCTGCGCCTTCCTTTCAAGCCAAGCCTTAATATCCGGCTCTGCCCGAAACACAACTTGAGCCATTTCCCTCACTTTCATCTCGAAGCCTCCATACCAAGCACCGTGCTTGATTGACAGTTAAGCACCGTGCTTTGTTGCAGTCAATAGCACCGTGCTTCATTATTTGAAAATGAGCAGAACAGACCTTCAAGTAAATTTCAGGATGCCGGCCGAACTCAAAGCAGAGCTTGAGCGCGCCGCAAGGGAGAGCGGGCGCTCACTCACTGCCGAGGTGGTGGCACGCCTCGATTTAAGCCTGCTCGCGGATGGCAAATCGCCCGAAGCACTCTTCACGGCCGAAGAAGCCAAGACTTATGCCTCTGTAGCGAGGAAAAGCATCCCAGCTATAGTCCGAGAGCGAATCAGGATTTCAATCAACCGCTCAATTGTTCGGGGATTGAATGCAGCCGAAGTGCAGCTCAGGGACCTTGGGCTTGAATCGCTTCCATCGGAAGACTTGGCCAAAATTCAATTTGAGCTCAGTCATGAGCTCAATGAAGCTGGCTACAAGTTCGAATGGGATGGCGGAGATTCAATTTGGATCACTTATGGCGATGAGGACTACGCTGCCGAACCTGCCGACATTGAAATGCCCACCACGCGGGAGGTCGAGCCCCTAGAGGCACCGCGGCGACTAATAGTTAACCGAAAACGAAAGGCCTAAGCCCTAACTTTAAGTTAGGCCGTCAAGTGGGGGTATTGCCACTGGCAACCCCCCTCCAGTTATAGGGATGATCCCCACTGATACATTGGGAACTCACTCAGCAAGCCCTCCCTGAGCCCATGACTTTCCTCACGCTCAAATCACCGCCAATAGCAAGGAATGCAGCATGAACGAAGAAAAAACTCCCCAAGAGATAAGTGCCATGAACAATCTTGTCGACAGCATCAAGCTGAAAACGAGTGATGGCCACGAAGATAAGACCAACGTGGTCCGGTACCCACTTACTCCCAGCCAGGCAGAGGAAATCGACGTCATCCAGCAAGCTCTTGAGATGGACGGTAGAGTATTTAGTTACGACGAAAAAAGCGGCTTTCTCACGATTGACTCATCTAAGTGTGAAAACGCCTCGAAGTAGACCTCCAGTTAAATCGAGCCAAGCCCGCCCGCCGGGCCACGTCACCCAAGTACGCCGCGTCCAGCGCAAACGTTAAACAAGGATATTTAAATGGCTACAAGCGCAAGATTTTTTGAAGTACACGTTCGTGACGGGCACGGAGTGCATAAGCTGATGTTTCCTGCCCAGAGCAGAGCAGACCTGGATCTCAACCTAAAGATTCCTTCCAATGAAGTATTAGTTTCGATACAGAATCGAAACTTCTTCCCTGTACAAACATGGTATGACGAAGACAATGGCTCGGTGAAATTCAGAGCGCTCATTGATGGTCGCTGGTGGCGTTACTGGGTAGGCAATTTAGGCCATGACTATTTGCTTCGCCAGTTTTCCGCTACCGCACAGGAAATTTTCAAAGAAGTGGAAAATTACCACTTCAGTGATGACTGACGCCCGCGTAGACCTTCGCCCGGCGCGCCGGGCTTTTCACAATCGTATGCCGGACGAGCTAACAAGGAGCGTTGAATGTCGTGGTGGAAACGCATCTTCTCGCGGAAAGAGAGCTCTTCAACTGACGCCGGTTCCGCCTCCAGCTTGCCAGCTGCGGATTTGGATGACGACTTGCTCGTCGAAGTTAGGAACCTGATAGCAATAACCGGCCCCAAAATGCCCTACGAGCTGGCTCGACTCCTGAAGATTGGACATGCAAGGGCCACCCGGCTTGCGGCCGCCGCGAACACTCAAACCCCACCGCCCTCTAGAGCCATAGCTTCCGAAATCCAGGTTCAACAGTCAGTGGCAGTTCCTCCAAAACAGCCCGCTGAGCCTGTAGCGGCGGAGCCGAAAAAGAGGCGCGCCAAGAAAGCCACTCCGGTAGAGGTAGATCTCCCTCCGCTGACCGGGAAGATCACCGGAGGACATCCGTTTGCATTCGACGTCGTTGGTGAATCCCACTACCAACCTGCCCTTCGGAAACTTCGAAATGGTCGTCACATGGCTACCGACAATGACTTCGTAGCCGACATAGTGGCCGAGCCTGAAAACCCACATGACCCGAATGCGTGCGCCATCTATATCGAGGGCTTAAAGGTCGGTTATCTGCCGCGTGACGCAGCTGCAGACTTTCAACAGCAGGTCGCCGACATGGCAGTCACCGGTACCTGGAGGCTTCAGACAAAAGCCAAGCTTTCCGGTGGCTGGGGAGATCGCCCAATGGTTGGAGTATTACTTAGCCTACCGAAATCCTAAGCTGAACTGTAAAAACACCGCCCACCCGCTTTTTTCACGCATATGAGAGGGCGCAATGTGCCAATAATCAATAGCGTCCCTTCCAGCATCACGACTGACCGAGGTGTCAGAGTCGGTGGCGCGCATCTCAGTTTTAGTCTAAACCTAATACGTGGATTATGCTCCATCAGGGATGGCGATCAGTGTATTGACAAATCCGATTCCAAGGGAAGGAAGTTTAAGCAACTATGTTAACTAACATTCCAGACGCAGACGACTTTAAAACGTCTGCAGAGAATTTATTAAACAGCGCTTGGAACAGCTTGATTAAGCTTTTAGAGAACCATAAAACTTTTGAGCAGATTGAATCAGAAAAAGACGCAATAGCTACATATTGGCTATATGCAAAACCTGAATTAACTGCTGCCGCAGCCATGGTTCAACATGCAGTAGAATTCTATCTAAAATCTAAAATAATCTCCATATCGCCTTATCTTTTAATTTCCATTGATGCTCGGTCTCTGCCAAAAAATAGTGAGACACAGAATTTAAATTATAGCGAATTCAGAACACTTGACGCCCAAGATTTACTTAAAATTCATAACTCCTTCTCACCAGAAAGATTGCCAATCGAGTTCAAAAGCTGGTTTGGGGAAATGCGCTCAATGCGTAATAAAATCATGCACACCGTTGACAAAACAATCTCTGTGGAGCCCACCGAGCTAGCAATATTAATACTCAAATGTCACGAAGCCTTGGTAGGTGCCAATTTTTGGATAGCTTCAAGAACTAGCTATCTGGATCGTTCACCGGAGTACGGAGTAAGAATAGGCGACGAGAACGAAAATCACCCATATATCCTCCTTGCTATTCACCGAGAGCTTTCCCTAGTGATCAACGAACTTAAACCATCAGATTCAAAAAAATATTTCAAATACAATAAAAAACTTCAAAGTGAACGATGCCCGCGCTGCTACAATATATTTACACAGTGTGAATTTTTTGACTGTAAATGGACTGATGATTTTGTCTTTACTCTACAACCAAAAAGTGACGCAAGTATGGAGATGCATTGCATCGTGTGTGACTACACTACGTTAATCTCAGAATCTAAATGCGAAGAATGCCACAATTTATCTATGGACAAACTGACAAGCCAATGCACCTGGTGCGCAATAAACAACTGATTGAAAATAAGGGCATTCTCTTAACTCCATTACTTAGCGGCACATGATAACCGTCAGCGCAATGTTCGACGTCAAGCTGTGAACCTAGCTTCTTCCAGAAAGCAACGTTGAGTCCAACGTCTGCAGCTTATTACCGAGCTCTTTTGTCATCGCCTCAAGCACTGCATTTTGTTTGCTCAACGATTTCATCCACCATGGAGAGTTGACTTCGCCAAGGGCATCAACTGCTTTTATCGTCTCCTCGCCAAAATACAATTTGGCTAACACCAAAACATTTTGATATTCCGCGTTGTAACTTTCAAGTCTTTGAGATGACTCTCTTGGTGGATGGCCTTTCGCTTTTGGATCCTTCAGAAAACTCTGATATAAATCCCATTCATCTTGTATACCAGGCAGCCGAGCAACAAGTCTCGTCATTCGCTCTAGCGTGTCCACTCGCCGATCAAATATTTTTGACTCCCATTCAAATGCTTTCTGGTACTGATAGGCACTAGTAGAATAATGCGCCCCTATCATTACGCCTGCCCAAGAGCCAAAAGCGCTTAGCACGCAGACTAACAAAGGAAGACGCCATTCATTTCTTAAGCCGTTACTCAAGGCTCGCGCCATTTGCCGTTTTTCCTTGTTAATCACAAACAAATTATGCCCTCCTGACGATTTAAATTACGCCAACTACTATTTTTACGTAGAAGCCAAACGATAGGTCAGTCTATATACTCAAACCAAAAGTAAAATGCCCAGCACAGGCTGGGCCTATCAGTTTCACCAAAATCTGAAAGTCTTATGCTTTAACTCTTATCATCTTCCGGAATCGCCAATATAAAACTGTCATACCATTGCGTAGTTCTAAAAATCGTAAATGTAGCAGCCAGCATTGAAAAAACAGCATATATAAAAACGCTAAACCCAAGAAACCAGATCATCGGCCTACCTATAGCAGTCACACTGTAGTACCAATCAGGCAACCCCTCTATGTAGAAGAAAGTCGACTTCGCCAATAGCGCGCATACTAAAGCCACCACTTGAACCACCACAAAATGAACAAAAGAGGCTATTAGTTGCAGGAATGGAGATGCTTCATCATCCTCCCCTCCTGCGATAACGGAACTGAACTTAGAGTCCATACCCAAAAACACTGCCAGACCGGCCAGCGTAAATCCGAGCATTGTAGGCACAGCAGAAATTACAATATCCCACCAGCCTGGCTTCGACCATAGGTAGAAGCACACACCTGACACGACAACTGCCAGCGCGAAATAAAGCGAAGTGAATATCGCACGCCACCCGCCATAGATTACCCAATATGCAGACCACAGACTTAGTGTGCCACGATAAGATGATCGAATATCGTTGAGCATTTTATAGCCCTCGACGGATTTCCAAAGCTGCATCTAACAAAGCAGACTTTTCTGACTGAATATCAGGATTATACGTAACGGGCTCACTCAATGGGGAATCTTCCGTAGACAAGCTAATTATCTCATTACTAGCATTTCTACCTTTCACAAGGACCTTACCATTAGATGCAGCAACACTCGCCAACGCCTTTAGCTCAGCGTCTGGCTTAAGGCCGCCTGAGTCAGCCTCAACATACGTAATCGTTTCTTTTTTAGCCCTAATTTTGTTCAGGCGTGCCTTTACTCTCGCATCAAGGCCTGCATGATCATCTGGATTTGGCCTGTTGATTTCCAGCTCTAATCTTGACAGCCTAGGAAGTGAAAGAAGTTGCTCGGCTGTGCCAGACTGTGGCTCAACCGTTATAGTCAGCTCTCCAAACCTCGCTAAAACTTCGGACTGTGCAACCCCTTCAAAGTATTTCTTGAGAAGCATAGGCGAAAGATTTTCGCCACCAGCTTTCGCGACGAAGAAAAGCCTGTGTTTAATTGGAAAAAACACATATGTATACTTTTTGAAATGCGGCTTCAGATTTTCAGGAATTACGACCGCACTTACCTCTTTCCTAGATGCTGCCGCCATGCTTTGCATATTAAACCAATCGGCAGATGCATCGAGGTTTAGGTATTTATAGATTTCTCCATAATAAGATCCCCCACTCTCCGACTTAACAAAAGAGCCGATCATTAATGCATCATCACCACGAACTTTTATAGCGAGCCTACTTTTAGCTAGTGTCTTCAACAAATCTACATATTTTTCTTTGCTGTGGGGGTGCAGCACTAGATTCAAGCAGCTGACGTAAATTCGTCTGTCTCGACCAGAACCATCTTCAATATCTTTAGAGCGGTTAATGCGTTTCATCCACTACCTCATCCGTAAGGGCCAATCCCTTTGCCGGACAAGTTTCTCAAAAGTGATGGCAAAATGCATCACTTTGCCGTCGAGATGTTCGCGTGCGTGTGAGCATTGTTTTTCCTGATGATCAGGCGCCCCTCACACTTTCCCGCTGTTCCGCCATCACCTGCAGGGCTTCGGCCTCCATCCGCCGGAAGTCGCTGAAAATGGTTTGTCGCTGGCTGACCGGTACGCCACACATCCGAATAACTCCGGAGAGAACGCTGTAGTCCATGCCTGTTGCGCCGCACGCGCCTGTGCGCCACTGGGTGCTCATAGCCTCGAAGACTCTGAAGGCGTCCCAGTTGTCTGGCCAGATGCCGACTTCCTTGTCAGGGATGTCCTGTCGTGACAAGCCGAAGGCCATCAGATCTGCATCTGACGGTCCTGGCTCATACAGCGCGCGGGAGGCGCTTAAGAGTTTCCCAAGCGGGCCTCGCTGAAGGCCTCGGCGTACGCGTTCAGCACAGCCTTGGGCGCCGAGTTGATCGAGTTGACGAGGATGCGCACGTTTTCAGGCGTGAACTTTTCTTCGATATCCCAGCCCACCACCACATCCAGCAGTTGGTCAGCTTGCAGGGCGATCTGGGCGGCGGTGAAAGCTTTGAGGTCCATATCTCCGACCTGCCTGCCCAATTCGTCGTGCCGATCGTTCCAGCTGGTATATAACTCGGCAAGCGCGGTGCGGTCCAGGTACTTGAACTCGAACTCCACCTTTTCAGCGTTGTAGCCCGCCCGCTGGATCATCACCGGCGCCTTGAAGGTCGGCTTCTGGATCAATTTGAACTTGGCCATGGATTACACCGCGGCCGCGTAACGAGTTGGGCGGCCGGTCAGCGCGAGGCTGATAACACGGGTCATCAGGTTGTTGCGTGACATGGTCGGGGTCGACGTAATCGACACATATCCGTTGTAGATGATGCTGCTACCGCCCGGCAGGTTCAGGCGAAGCAAGCGAGCCTGCTTGTCGTCGTCAGCAGCTTCACACACGGCCACGTAAGGTTTGGATGGATCATCAGCTACGGTGAAGGTCAGCGTGATCGGGTTCTTGGTTGTGGGCATTTGGCGATCATCATCGTCAGCCAGGAAGCCAAAAGTCAGGAACTGCTGATCACCACCGCTGGAATTCATCTCAGTAATCTGCGAGATCTCGGTGAAGGCTGTCACCTCGCGAACGGAACCAATCCCCGAGCCCGCGGGATACTGTTGAATGCTGGTCGTATTGACGCTCTCCAGCGCGAACGTGCCGCTGGCGATCTCCCCTACTCGAACGCCGCGACCATCCAGGCGGGTCCAGCCAGAATTTACGGCAATGACGTCGCCCTCGGCCAGGCCGTGCGCCGCAGCAGTCGCGACGGCTGGATTGGCGTTTGTCAGGGCCGTGAACGGGATCGGCGTGCCGTAGATGGACGCGATCTCAAGAGTGGCGCCGTTGGGCATTTGCATGGGTGTTTCCTCTTTTCAGAAATGACAAAACCCGCACGGAGGCGGGTTTCGGGATTTGCCCAACGGGCTAAATGTGTTTGTTGCTAATCGACTTCCATATTGCTTCGGACCTCGTCCAAAGGGATACCGGATTTCGAACCTACGACCACACCAGTAAGGCCACAGCCTGGACAGCAGGCATGCTCATCCTCGTACCACTTTATAATTTCAGTGGGCAGAAGCCAAAGACCGCATCCGACGCATAAGCACCGCTCGCTCAAGGCGATTTCTTCGCGATTCCTATAGCAGTGGCCCTCTACCCACTCACTTAGATATTGAAGCCGCTGCTTCCTGATTTCGTCCATCGCAGGTATTCCCAAACCAATTCATTAAGGGATTCTACCGCTTAGGATTAGGCGGTGTCGGCTCGGTATTTGAACGACACCGGCACGGTGAAGGTCGGCGGATCGGGGATGCCAGGGCCAGGGTCGACCGGTGACATCGTGACGACGGTGACGCCCGCCTTCGTGTCCCTCGCGTACAGCGGAAACAGTGCGGTCAGCTCGGCTACGAGCGGGTTCGTCTTGGTTTTTCCGGTATTGACCGGAGCCACAATGCTGACCTGGTAGACGCCGATGAAAGCTCGATGGTCGCCGGCTAGCGTGCTGCTGGACGTCTCACCCGGGAGCATGAACGCCCGCAGGTAGGTCTCGCCGTCCGCCGGGTCGTACTGAGTGTTTTCGAACACGACCTTGATGGGCTCCGCACGCGCCTTACTCCAGGCGAGCAGCTTTGCCTCATAGATAGATGCGATGATGGCGTGTGACATTCGGAAGCCCTGTATGATTGCTCTGTGCAGCTAGGGTCGCCCCCGAAAAGCCGTCTAATCACCGGCCTGCTGCACCCCATTAGTGATTACCCTCTGTGATGGAGAGCGACATGCAAGAAATCTGGAAGGCCGTTCCCGGCTTTGAAGCCTATTACGAAGTATCGAGTCAGGGCCGTGTAAGGTCGCTAGATCGAAGGACCACCGACTGCATAGGAAGGCCCTTTGTTCGCTACGGCAAGCAGATATATATGCGGACAGAAATCAAGGGCTACATAGCGGTGAGGTTGTGCGTCGAAACCGTGCATAAGACCTTCAAAGTACATCGCCTGGTCGCGTATGCGTTTCTGCCTCCACAACCATCCCCTGACCATCAGATAAACCATATCAACGGCGTCAAGGGCGATAACCGCATGGAGAATTTAGAGTGGGTTAGCTGCTCGGAGAACGTGCTGCACGCTTTTGCAACGGGGCTTTGCTCATCTCGTAAAGGATCAGCAAATTCGCGATCCATCCTGCAAGACGATGATGTGCGCACCATTCGCCAGCTCAGCACCGGCGGCATGACTTGCGCCTCTATATCTCGCAAATACATGGTCAGCGAAGCCACGGTAAGGAACATCCTGAAGCGCAGAGCATGGACACACGTCGCCTAGACCTTGTTCGCTGCAATTGCGTCATCAACTATTTGCTGAAATCTCGCAAGCGTCACCCGAATCATCCCGGATGGCGCCTGTGTGCTGTGTCCATATTCTAGTGCGATGCCGTAGGGCAGATTATTCACGATGTAGGCCGTTTGCCCCGCTGTCAGGGATTGAACCTGCGCCTTGAGCACGGCGATGCTGACGTTGCCGCTGACATCGATCTGATCAAGCACTCCCTCGGCCGGCGTATCAATCGAAAACTGCCAGTTCCCGCGAAACCGTCCCCCGACGTAGCCCTTGCCTGCCACCAAGCCGTTCACGTTGAAGTTCTGGTCGCGCTCGGTCTTCGTCAGCTTCTTAGCGTACTTGACATTGCGTTTGAGCTTTCCAGCCTTTGTGAAGTTGCTGGGCGTAAGCGACTTGATGACGTTGCGCACTTCTACGTGATCGTCATAGGCATCAGCCTGAGCCTTATTCGCAGAGCGAAAGGCCACGTTCGCCGCCCAAATCTCGGGGTTACCCACCGGCGACATGCGAATGACGCTGCTGCCGATCTCGATAATAATCTCTCGAATGGTTGCGTCAATACCAGCCTGAGCGCGCTCAGCGAAGTCGCGAATGTTCTCGGCGAAGCTGCCGTTCATGCTCGCGTATTTGTTCGTCACGACCGCACCTGCAGCTCATACAGGATCGGAGTACCGGCCGGGTTGATCTCTTTAAGCGGCGGAACGATTGACCATGTGCGGCCTTGGGCTACGACTTTGTCGAGCAGACCCGGCACCCAAGCCAATCCTTGCGCGGCGATCTTGAGCTTCTTGTCGCCCTGCCTGATAAGGCTGTTGTTCTGGAATTCGAGGCCGGTGAAGTCGAGCAGGATGCCCTGGGCAATTTGCTCGACGGTCGCGCCTGGCGCTTCGCCGCCCGTTTCCGGGTCGTACTCGCCCGGCTCCGTCTTGCTGATGGTCACTTCCTGGCCGAACTCTGTGATCATCTCCAGAGCCATCACGGCCATTTCGTCGTAGAATGCCATGCTCAATTGTCCAAGGAGGAAATATGAATTACGGAACAATAAGTGACGACCTAAACCGGGTTTCGCAAGAGATTCGCGAACATACCAGCGGTACAGGGAAAAGCCTTGAAGACAAGTTCAAGGCGAGAGATTCCTATCAAACTGCCTTTGAAAAGACAGGGTTCGGCGCCAAAGCTTCTAAGGAAATGGCAGAGCAAGACTTCCCTTTAGACCAGCCCGTGTCTTTCGATAAATTGGATAAGGCTGTGAGGGCTATTAAAGATGGGGACCAAGCCATCAGAGATGCGTATCCGTTTCTGGACATGTATGAATTATCCAACGACTGATCAAGCCCTAACAGCAAACAGTCCGCGCTTTTGTAGATAGTCGGCAAACTGCGTGGCACTGGGCCGATCCGGCGCCGCCGGCAATAATCGGCCGCTGGTGTTTGAGATAGTCGCGTACTCGCGAGTTACCGCGCCTTCCACACGCTCCAGCGTTACAGCACCCTTGCGCTTGTCGATTGGGTCGATGTCGTCCTGATGAATCTCGGCGGCCAGGGCCATCTGGCCGTAATGAATGCGCGCAGGGAGGTAGTTGTTTGGCTTGATCTCGTGATCCAGCAGCACTTCCCGGCGCGGCCAGGACAAGGCCTGCTCGCTGTTCATCTTGCGGCCTTTCCAGGTCATGCCATCCATCGCCAGGGCGGCCCGTCGCAGCAACGCTTCCTGCGCTGGAACACCTTCGGGAATGACCGCGCCGAATTTCACGGCATACATGGTCAGTTCCTCGGCGCTCGCGTAGCTTTCGGCGTCGGGAAGCCCCTGCCCGTCCTCAATGATGAGTGTCATGCGTCAACTCGCTGGAGTGTTTTGAGGATTGGCCGCCGAATCACCGGCAGCCAACAGTATTACTCCTTGGTCACCTCAGCTACGAGCTTTTCCAAGGACTCTTTCGAGGCGTTGGCCCGGTACTGGACCTTGGCTTCATCAAGCGTTGCTTTCAACGCCGCGATTTCACCGGCCTCATCAGCCGGCGGCGTGATCGGGGCCTTCTTCAGTGCCTCGATCTCTTCGCGAAGTGCGTCGACAGTCAACGCCAGACCGTCACGCTCAGTGGTCAGCTCTCCAGCCGAAGCATGGATGGTTCCGAGTACATCAAACAAGCGCAACGCCAGTTCGCCGGACTCTGGACGACGGATTTCGCCAGTTTCCAGGCCGTCAACAAGGATCTGGATCGATCCATGCTCAGAACGCAAAGCCGCGATCACCTTTTCCAGTTCGGCTTGGTTCCCCGCACTAATAATCTGCGCCCGCTTGGCTTCCTTCACCGACACATCGATGCCGGCTGCTTCATACGCATCGACCACGCTCGGCCAATCGCCGATCACCAGCACGCGCGTAACACCGGCTTCAGGCTTATCGAAGTGTTCCGGATTGCGGTAGCGCTTCTCCGGGTCGAAGTCGTTGAGCTGATTGCTGTAAGTCAATTCCATGTGTTTCTCCAGGGCGGCAATCGCTGACCGCTCGTTGAGTTCGAGGCTTAGCCGCGGGTGGCAGGAGGCGTTGCAGTGAGCGTGATCATCACGCCAGCGGTCACCTTATTGCTGCCTGCGTGCTTGACCCAGTTGGCAGCAGAACCGACCGCAGCTAGGGTTGGGTTGGAACCGCCAGTAGTGGCTTTCCAGCTGTAACCCAGCACATCGATGTTCACGGTGCCTTCAGCGCGGTAGCCGATGCTCAGGTTTTCTTCGTCGTTCACTTCGTAGGAACGGAAGCCTGGGGCCTGAGACTCGGTGATGGTTACTGCGTTTGGCAGCAATCCAAAGATCACGTCCGCCGGCGCGGTGTCGGTCACCAGTACCGGCTTGCCCAGGGTGCCCGGCAGGCCACCGTAGATCACAACGCCAGCTTCTTCGTAGATCTTGTTGGTGATGGCTTCGTCGACGATGTCGAAGTAGGCGGACGAGTGCATGACCCACAGCGCAATCCGGCCGAACTTGTCACCAAACTTGCGCATACCACGGGTCAGCGTCTTCTTGCCGTCGGTTTCGATGTTGGCCGAAACCACCATGTCGGCGTTGGAGCCGATGGCGGCACGCAGACCAGCAGTTGCGTACTGGATGAAGCCTTCCAGGGTCGCATCAGCGACGTCGGCACCGACGATCTGGGAGAACTCCTCGACCGGACGACCGCGGCGCTTGAATGCTTCTTCGGTGGTCTGGTACGGGCCATACTTCCAGGGAGCTTTGACTCCAACAGCTTCACCAGCGCTGATCTTCTTCGCGGTTACCTTGCCATCAGAGTTGACGTCGCGGTGCTCCAGAGAGCCGTTCAGCTTGTAGAGCGCACGCTTTCTGAAGTCGCCTTCGATCAGTTCATTGTCCAGCACCATCGCGCCGTTCGACGATGCGTTGAACACATCCAGGTTGTCCTGGACACGCTCCAGGTATGCAGTTTGCGCCTCATCGTTGTAGATGATCAGGTCGCTGTTAACGGTTGTAGCCATGGGTCAATCCCCTTACTTGGGCAATGCGAGATATGCGGTTTGGCCGTGCTTGCGCTGAAAGTCGCGCTTCTGCTCGGAGGTCATTTCGGAGCGCTTGAATGCAGCCTTGCCGCCACCCCCGCCCGGGGCAAATGTCCCTGAAGCCCTTGGCCACAGATGAGGTGCGCTTTCGCGCAGAGATTCCGCCCATTCGAGCGGACTCAGAGGGGTCTTGCCGTCTTTACCGAGGATGACCTGACCGGATTCATCAACGGCGACTGCATCGCCATCTTCGTTAAGGGTGAACACGCCTTTGGCGCGCAGGATGATGTCGTCTGTTGCTTCCGGCAGAGCGCCGGCTTTCAGTGCTGCGCCGCGTACCGAGTCGCCCAGGACTTTGCCCTGAAACTTGGCGGCGAAGGACTCAGCCCTCTCTGCGCGCTCACTGACGGTCTTCAGCTGCTTGTCGTAGTCACCGCGCAGGCGCTCGGTGCGACGGTTGAACACTTCGTCCACCTTGCCCTCGGTCAGCAGCTTGGTTTCTTCGTCCTGCCCGGCGCGGCTGAGCAGGCCTTTGACGGCGTCAATGTCGATGCCTTCAAACTGGGTTTCGAACTGGGTCAGCTTGCCGGAGGTTTCCTTCAGCTTGCCCAGTAGTTCCGAGTTCTTGGTTTTCAAACCGGAAACGGATGCTTCAACGGCAGTCGCGATAGCGGCCTTGATTGCCGGGTTTTCCAGGTCGATTTCGTTTTCTTCTGCCACGTTGATGCACCCCTTGGGTATGTGTTGCCCGCTTTGCGGACATAAAAAAGCCCCGCACTATGGCGAGGCTGGGTAATAACGAACTCAAAAAACTAAACGCTATTTCTAATATCGGCCGCGTTTTTTCTCATTTCAAAAAGACCCGAGGAGATGTGGCCTTCCCAATATCCAGTCGTGGTTCCAACAACAAAAGTGAGCCCTTTAGATATCCCGTCACAGTAATCTCGGACGAAGTTTTCTATCTCTATTTCAGCACCTGGCTCCAGGTGAATACTGGCTTGTTGGCCGTATTCGAGACGAATAGGAAAGTTTTGAATAGGCGAATGGTGAGCAAAACCAGTGATGGCCAAACCTGTTTTGCATTGAGTTGACTTCACGCTCAAGCTCGTCGCGGTTACGGGTCTCTTTCCTTCTGAAGTCAACGCCAAAGAAATAAAGGGTTCTCCTAGGTATCCCGGCCCAAACGGGAAACTTGCGCTGGAAACAACCTTCAATAACTCCGTATCCTCTCGGCGTTGCTTGTCAGCCAAGTGCAGCGTTACCAGGACCGCTAACAGCGCACCGGTTCCGGAGACCCAATCGCCCAAGCTTCCCCAGCTTGGAACGAAGCGCACTGTCGACTCTGGATTCATATTTATGCCAGCGGTTAGGCCAAGCAAGCCGCTGATCACACATAACAATAAACACCCGGTAATCCACACCAATTTCATAAAGGCCATCCATCTTCAATGATGATGGCACTTTAGCACTTCTAAATGCCCGCCCGCTCAAAAGCCATTGGCTCCAGCCCCTTCATCTGCACCAGGGTCAGCGGCGCAAAGTTGCGATCAAGCTGCAGCTCAGTGAAGCGCTCGACGGTCAGCCCGCCCTCCCGGAACAGCTTTGCCCGCACGGGACCTATGGCGACATCCTGGAACGAGGCTGGCTGCTGCTGGAGCCAGTGGTAGTAATCGAGGTCAGCATTGACCTGTTGCCCGCCATTGGCGCCAACAGAAGCCCGCGTAGCGCCTTTGGCGAACATTGCGCTGAGCTTGGTCAGCAATATGAACGTGGTTCGACAGTTCGGGTGGAACGGCGGCCTTGGGCCGGAATCCACCGGAAACTTGCGCTTGTCCATCGAGCGGCATTGCTGGCTGGTCTTGCTGTCCAGGGTAGCCACCATCTGGACCTCTTCAACGATATCCGTGTTGGCCTTCGCCACCTCCATGCGCGCTTGGGACGACACGTGCTGAATAGCGGTGTGTACGACCGTGCTGGCATTGCGGTTGGTGGTAGCGAGAATCCCGTCCTTGTACCCTGCGGCCTTGGTACCGCGAATGCTCTTGATGATCTGGAAGTTCGTCTGTCCTTCGAAGAAGCCCTGCCGGATAGTGCCGGTGACACGCTCACGCTCGGCGCTAGTCCAGCCCTTGATGAAAGCCTTCAGCAGCTTCCCGCCGCCGGTACCGCGCACGCTCAGTGGATTCGTTAGCACGGCTGTGCGGATCGCGGCAGCCGTCGGCGCGACTACATCCAGCGAAACGCCAACCGGTGCCGACCTGGCAAGACTGGTTGCCTCAAACTCAGCCTCGTAGTTGGCGATGTCCACAAGGTCTAGGTTCAGCTGCGCGCTGTAGCGGTCGAAGATGCCCAGCAGCAGGCTATCCACTTCCTTCAGCAACGCTTCAAGGCGCTTGACGTTGTACTCAGTCAGGTCCGACTGGGTGAGCCGGTCGCGAATCGATCGGTCGATCTCTTTGAGGAAGGGTGCAAACTTGCCCACCTCCCCCGCCTTGAGCTTTTCGAGGAAGACCGCGTGCCGGATCGTAGCGTCAAGGATTGCTTGGTTTGCGGCCATTTGGTTTGTCCTCATCGTCCAGACCTAGACCGTCGCCCTGCTCCTGCAATTCGCCGTCGATCTGCAGGTCTGTACGCTCTGGCGCAATCAGGCCCAGCTTGCGCAGGTAGGCCCGAAGGTCTGCCTTGGCGAAGCCGCCTTGCTGCCACAAGCCAACCAAGGCCGTGATCATCTGCGGATCAGCCGTGAGTTCGACGAACTCCTGATTCACCTGGTAGGCGACCTTCTTCTCGGTGATGCCCATATAGGCGCAGCACCACATGATGGCCCGCGTGTAGGCTTCGCTGACGTTGGCAACGCAACCAGCCAGGACCGATGTGGACGCCGACTGGTCACCGCGCGACTCCGTGGCAGTCTTGGTAGCAAGCGAAGCCACAACCATCCGAGCGCCCAGTTCGATCATCATCTGGTTTTTGTCGGCCATGGCCTCCTTGACCAGCGTGTTGGGCGTGGGCTGCGCATAACCGAATGCACCACCAACGGGAAGCATCATCGGGGCCCTGGATCCGACATAGATGCCGTTTTTCTCCATCCAGTCGCGCCAGGACTCGTCGAGCCCACTGATCCACGGTTGAGCCTGCCCGCACCAGAACACGCTGTCTTCGTAGTCAGCGCTGTTCCGGTAATGGCCCAGGTTGATCATGGCGATGTCGTAGAGCGGCGATTCATCAATGCTCGGATCGTTGTTCTGCGCGCCGACGAAGGTGAACGGGATCTCCTTCAGCCGGCCGCCGGCGCCTGTCGGGCGGAACTCATCGGTAACCGCCAGTGGCCCGCCAGTCTCTGGCCCTGACCGGCGCCATACTCGGCAGACGAAGCCGTCTTCCTCCAAGGCCAGCTCTCGGTACTGCTCAACCGTTTTGAACCCGAAGCCATCAGGGATTTCCGGTGATTCCTTCAGTACCACCAGCGTCAGCACGCTGTGACCGTTCACCATACCTGTACGCCAGTTGATGATTTCTTCGGCGCAGTAAGTGAGGATCACCGCATGCCCGCCGATACCGTCGTCCTGGTGATAGTCGACATACAAACCATGCCGGCCAGCCTCAAGCACCTTTTCGAGCGTGCCTTGGGAGTGCTGATAGATGCTCACGCCAGAGCCGTTGGCGTTGTCTTGCAGGTATTCCAGCTTCTTCGGCACCGCCAGTGTCGGATCTTTATGGAAAGCCAGACCGAGTAAACCGTTTCGCGTGTGCCCGGTGGCGTTCTTGAACACCGCGCGCTCACGATAAGCCCGATTCCGGTCCTGGTTCTCCGGCGACTTGTCGTGCGCGTTGATGTAAGGCAGCCGATCAACAACCCGGTGCTGACCCGCGCATACGTCGCGGACGGTTGCCCAGCGGTCCAGCACTGCCGTGTATTCCGCCCGCGTGAAGGAGACGTCGTTGCTCATCGGGCGTATCCCATTTTGATAGCGGTGACCGGTTTGATGATCGGGTACTCGCGGTGGATGAAGTAGCCGCCGGCGTCGTTCGCGTGATCGATGCCGGCGGTTTTGTCTGGCTCTCCGTTGGCGCCCCACACCTGCTGCTCCAGGCCATCGGCGTAGGTCGGACAGGTGAATGGGTTAACCAGGTAGCGGCGCTCGCCCTGCGCATTGCAGAAGACGGCGTTCATTGCGTTGATTCGGTCCTTCACCGGTGGGTTTGCCGCTGGAGCAATGACCGCGAACCCGGCCTGCTTGAGCATGACCAGGTCGGTGATGCTGGCGTTCACGGACTTGCGCGAATCGCCCGAGGCGTCCGGATAAATCCTGATCTCGCACGTCTTCTTGAAGTCGTTGCCGTCGTGCTGCCAGTAGCGCTCCTTGATGCGGCGAATCATGTCGGGCGTGTCGTAGCCGTCGATCAGCTCATCTACGGCCCTGGGCAGCCCCTGGTCACGTTTGACGTGGGTGATGGCCGCCATCTTGCCGACGTTGAAGTCCATACCGATGAACAGGGGTTCGCCCGGCTGCACGGTGTCGAAACACCCGTTGAGCTTGCGGTCGTAGGCCGTGTAGATCGTACCGGACGTCAGGTTGACGAACTGGCCCTTGAGGTACGCCATGATCAGCTGTGGCGGATATGACTCCATCAGGGAGGCGATGTAGTCATCCGGCAGGTTCAGCTCGTTGTCGAACGTGCTGGCCTGCACCAGGCCGTACATCTCTTTCAGTGAAGGCTTGTCACGCAGCTGTTTCACAAACTGCAGGAAGACGAACTTGAAGCCCTCCGGCGTCGTGGTGACGTCCACCCCGTTCTTCAGCCCGGGTAAGTTGTAGCGCATCCGGGCGATGATCTTGCGCCAAGCCTGCTGCGCCTTGACTGCGGTCAGCACGTCCAGCTCATCCACAAGAGCTTGGCCGATTTTGAAACCGACAATCGTCTGCGGCTTCTCCATCGACCGGCAAATCACGGTGCCGCGGTACTGCCGGCCGCTGTAGATGTGAACCTCGTGGTTCGCCTGGTTGATCTTGGTCTTCAGCCCCCAGTCGTAGGCAACCTCATCCATGGTCGGATAGAAGATGTCCCGGATCTGCGGGTATGTCGGTGCGAAGTATCCAGCGTTGACGCCCGGCCACTCCATGAAATGCTTGCTCAGTGCCGAACAGCCCACCCAGGTCTTGCCTGATCCGAAACCGGCAACGAACGCACGGAATTTATGGGGCAGCGTGAGGAACTGAGCCTGCGGAACGTTAAGGCTCGGCATTCGGCCTCCTCGCATCCACCACATCGACCTGGATACGGGTCGGGATCACCGGTTCATCGCCCGCCTCTTCTTTCCGTGCCCGGTTGACGTAGATGTCACCGGTTTCTTTCGCGGCCTGCTCGAGGATCTGCATGGCCAGACCGATGTTCTTCATCGACTCAGCCCTCTCCACGAAACGGTTCATGGCGCGAAGGCGGAAGGCGCGGTTGGCAATCGGGATGTCGACTGTCTCTTCCCTGAAGCGCTTACGGCACTCTTCAAAAAACGTCTTCCACTTCTGCCCGAGGTCCCGACCGGAATACTTGGTTGGGTCGTATCGCTCACACAGTTGGCGGGACACCTCGATGCCGTATTGCTCCTTGACGGCCTGGCAAACCTGACTGGGAGTATCGAAGCAGGCCAGGGCTTGGACAATAAAGGCCTTCACCTCATCTTTCAGGGCTGCCATAGATTTGTTTTCCGTCAAGGGCTGTCAAGGATTAAGCCAGCTTGAGCAGACAGGTTCCGCAGGCCCTCGCAATGTTCAATTTCCCCACCTCAGCAGGACTGTTTGCAGCATCCACCAACGCTTGAACGTCAGGGCTTGCACCGTAGCGGCGGACGACACCGACGAACTCTTCTACGTCGTGTCCGCGCATCTCAAGCTTCGGCGGCCCTTCCTTGTTGAAGGCAGGCTGACCGTACTTATCGTTGGCGTGTGCGATGTGATAGAGCTCATGCTCAACCAAGGCGCAGAAGTCCGTATCGCTGCACTGGGCGCAGTAGTCAGCAGCCAAGGTGATGATGAAGGCCGGCACATCGCCAAACCAATCACGCATCTGTTGCTCCATCCTGGCCTTCTGCCAACCACCAGCGCGAAAAGCTACCTGCTCGGCCTGGCCCAGCACAGTGCGCCCCTGCTTATGGAAGCTCGACGACGCCCACATGACCCGGATGTCTGCATCCAGTAGGTGGGCATGGTCTTCGTTGTGAATGCTGCCGGTGTCGGCAAGGATCTCGGCTTGGAGCCATTCCCAAACATCAGGCGCAGGGGTCAGGCGGATACCGAAGTCGGAAAGCTCGGACAGCTCAAGTATTGAGGGCGGAGGGAATGGCCTATCCATGGGTCACCTTGAGCTTGTAATAGTCGCGACTTGCCGGTTATAAGTCCGCCCGATAACGCTATAGAGCTCAAGGTGTAGGAAATGGATAACCTGATAAAGCTGCGCAT